CGCCACCCTTGCCGCCGGTTCCTGTAGTCAGAGCGTTTCCGCCAACTGTTCCTGTAAAGGCGAACCCGCCACCCGCGCCGCCGTTGTTGGTCGCGGCCTGTCCGTTAGTTGCAGCGCCGCCGGTCCAGGTGAACCCGCCGCCTGCCAATCCGTTAGTAGTTGCTGCACCGGACGCGCCAGCCACAAAGCCGATCGCACCACCTGCGGTATTCGCCGCGGAGGTCGTCTTAGTCAACGTCCAGGCGGTAGCCGTTGCAGGCCCGCCGGTGACGTTGCCTCCGAGTGTCGAAGCGCCCGCGATAGTCAGCGTAGCCATACTCGTGGCGGTCGTAAGGCTGCCCTTCGTCACACGGACCCACTTCGATCCGTCCCAACGTAGGATGTCAGTCTCAAGAACGCGCCACTGAGCTATAGCCGCTGTGCTTACGAGCATCAGTGCCAGAATTATGAGCACCGCGCGTGTCAAGTTACGCATCAGTGTGTACCTCGCTTTCATCGTCGCCCTCAGCAATCACTTCTGCGCTGAGGTAGGCCGCCAGATCAGACTTCTTCATCTCGCTGGCGGTCTTGTTGTCCAGCCCGCGTTCCACAGCCATACTCACAAGCGCGGCCTTGGTCGCCTTCTCAAACGGCACAGCGCGGGGTTCCGGCTCATCGGCCTTAGAGTCAATGGCCGGGGTATCAACCCCGGCCTTGCGTTTCCACACAATGTTCTTGCTTACCACTGCGGGCCTCCCTACGGCAGGGCGTATGCCCACATCGAGACGTTCGCCGCTGCGTCCACGCGAATCTTGCCCTTGTCATCGCCCGACTGGGCTTTGACGCGAGCGGACTCGACATAGATCGCCTTGGTCTCGCCCGCCCCGAGCACGACGCTGATAGCTCCCTGGCCCTCCAACGGGGCGTCCGTTCCGGCGTCGATGACGACCGTGCTTCCGCCGCCGTCCGCGTCGTAGAGGATAATCACCATCTTGTCAGAAGTGGGCGTTATCACGCCCTCGTTTGCCGCTGTAAGAGCGGTTGCTGTGATAGCCGCGCTTCCCACATTGGGGAGCAGCGCGGTTGGAGTCAATGCCTGATCAGCCATTAGCTGTTACATCCTTTCGTGAGTTATGGAACCGATAGAGCGTCTCTCTGCTTTACGGCTCGGCAGCGACGGTAGCGGTAAGGACCGCCAGGCAGTCCGGGTCAACGACCTTCGCGCCGTAGACGTGCAGCCCCTTGACGGCGTCACTAAACGCCGACTCCGGCCTGAACGCCTCGACCTTGTTGATCTGGTCGGCGAACGTGATCGCCCGGTTCACACCGGACATAACGTTCCAGGTGGTCCCATCGTTGTTGACGTTGTTGGACAGCCGTACATCAAAGCCTGCGCAGCGCCCAACCATGCCATTCTCGTACGCCGTGTTGGTCGTGTTCTCTACCAGCACCTTGGCGATAACGAGCTTTGTATGCAGCCACGGCGGAACGATAATCCAGCGCCCCTCGGTTGGAACGTTGTGCTCGTCAAGCGCCTGGCCCAAACTGAGCAGACAGGCAAGCGCGTTGACGGAGTTGACCGCCGTGCTGTCGGTGATACTAGTCGCGTCAGCATACAGCTCGGCAAGCCACGCGTCTGCCGTGTCGCGCATAGCGTATGCAGCGTTATCCATCCCGCCAGCAAGCAGATTGCCCTTCGCCTGCCGCGCGTCAATGTCGTCTACCTCAAACGCGAAGTAGTCCGACTGGGTGATGAGCAGCTTCTGCTGCGCATCAGTCAGCGTCTCGGGTGTGATACTGGTGGAGTTTTTCGTGTAGCTCGCTACCGTCACCGGCCCGATAGAGTTGATGTTGACGGAATCGCCCGCCGCGCTGATCTCACCCTCATAGTCGCGGTTGCAGACCGCGCCATAGACAAGCGACTTGCGCAGCTTGGTAAAGATGCGAGACGCCCACATCTCAGGAATGAAGTTGTTTACGGACATTTGCCGTTACCTCACTTTCGTTTGTTGGCGTAGTAGGTTTGGATCTCAGGCATTCGCCGGGATAGCTCTTCCGGGCTCATCTCCGCGATGAGTTCATCAGTAAGCGGCTTGTCGTTCGGGTTGGACCCCGATAGATCAGCGCCGCCCTTGCCTCCGGCTTCGCCTTTGAGTTCCGGCACATCGGCAAGCACCTTGTCGATGGCTGTCTTTATCGCCGCTGCGTTCGGCTCTCCGTCGTCTCCGACGACAACCGCAGTGAGGTCGGCAAGTCGGAGCGCGTAGTCAATGCGCTCCTGCTTCACTCCCGCGCCTAGCGCGTATAGTTTCGCTTCCGAACGGATCGCTCGTTGGTTGGCTGCGCTGGTGGCATCGGTCGCCTTCTTGTCAGCCTCGGCCTTTTCGAGCTTGAGCCGTTCGGTTTCCGTCAGTGCCGCCTTGTCAGCGTCGGCCTTGGCCTTGGACTTCTCTTCGGCACGAACCTTGGCCGCGAGCTTGTCCATGTCAGCCTGCGTGAAGGTCTTGCCGTCATCAGTAGGCGGCTTTGGCGGGTCGGCAGGCGGGTCCGCTTTCGGCGGGTCTGCCGGTGGATCGGACTTCGGCGGATCGCCCGGAGGCGGATCGTCGGCTGCCAGAAATCGGTTGAGTCGGTTCCAGATGAACAATGTGATTCTCCGTTTGAGCCCGTCGGCTTATCCGCTTAACGCCCGTCGGCGGTACAACAAAAAGCCGCCCCGGATGCCGGGAACGGCTTGAGTGTCCTTGTGTTGTGGGTTCGGCTTACCTCGCCCTGGTTATCGTCTCGCGCCCATAGTCACGACGCCCGCCTGTCTTGCTGATAAGCTCGCGCTGCCGCGCCTGCCACTCCTTGACCTTTGTACCGGCTGTGCGCTTGGCCGCGTCGTCTGTTCCTATCGCTTGACGCTGCTTCCAGTAGCGGATAGCGCGTTCGTTTGCACGCTGCTTCTGCCGCTGCTTGTAGGCAAGCGGGTTGTTTTTGACCGTTGACTTCCGCGTCACTCCGGGGATATACACCCCCATCGAGTGCCGGCAGTTCGGATGCAATAACCCTGCGGCCCGCGCCTGCGCCACTGTGGGATAGCCCGGAGTGTCGCCGCTGATGCTCAGTATGCGGCCCTGCCACGGTTCGCACAGCGGGCAGCAGTCGCCATGAGCCGAGACTATCACTAAATCGCGCCCGTTTTGCTCCAGCTTATCGAGGTGGCCGGTTACCTGCGCGTTACCCGCGCTGGTGCGGATCGCCATCTCCGCATAGCTCGCCAAATCCCAACGCCTGCCGCGCTTATCGGTGAACGCGCCGATCCCGCGCTTTGTCCATTGGTTCAACGCCTGCTGAGCGGCTTCACGCCGCGTCTTTGTGCCGACAAGCACCTGCCCGGTCGCGTCAACAACCACGGAGCGGTATATATCGAGCATCCGGCGCACGATCTGGCCGCGTCCGGCGTCAATCGAGCCGGTTACGGCGGTTGCCAGCGCACGGACACCCGCGCCGCGTGAGTAGGCTGCTACATCTGCGTTCAACACGTCCAGCCGCGCTGCTTTGAGGTCAGAGATCGCGCCAGCCGCGCCGTCACGGGCCGCAAGCTGTATCATTCGCTCTATCTTCGGGTCCAGCTTGCGGAGCTTGCCGATGATCTGCTCAAAGTCACGGCGAAGAACGGCGACTTCCGCTAGTTTGCGCTCAGTCCAACTAAGCTGCTCGATACCCTTGACGAGCCGCTTCGTGAGCCTCTCAAGCATCGTCGTTTCGGCGTTCGCGTATATCCGCCTGATCTCTGCGGCGTATCGGTCCTGTTGCGCGAGGTTCATATCTTATCCCGTCGTAAGTTCTGGAGCGTCCGGGTCGGATTCGACACCGCCATCTCCCGGCTGGACGCCGGGTGTTGCGGTTATGAACCTCAACCCTCACGTTACCACTACCTTGCAGGTATAGCCGCCTTCGGTGAGGCTCTCGTATACTTGCTTCTGTTCGGCTTCGTTCTGGCATATCACTATGACCCCGTATTCGGAGTCAAAGGGGCGTTCGGGTTCTGCCGCCCCCGGTTCCCCGCCATCCGGCGTCCACGCCATAATGTTCTTCAACTC